AAGCAAAGTTTGAGAAATCTGAAACTAGCAAGCCTGAGAGATCTGTGGTAAAAAGCAAGGCACCAGCCCCGATCAACCCTATCAAGTCAAGCAACGCAACCGCTGACAATCTTGTGAATTCCAAAGGGGAATTTCATGGGACATATGCAGCATGGAAAGCGGCAAGACAAGCCGGCAAGATTAGGTAAACAGATTTAATGCGTCTATGACGCGAAGGACATAAAATGGCTAATACCCTCTTAACGATCAGCAAGATCACCAACGAAGCGTTGATGGTCTTGGAAAACGAACTCACCTTTACCAGCGAAGTTAACCGTGAATACGACGATCAATTCGCCGTTGCCGGTGCCAAGATTGGTGCGACTGTTAACGTCCGCAAACCAGCACGGTTTATCGGCGTTACCGGACCAAACCTGTCGGTTGAAGATTTCAACGAAACTTCAATCCCTGTCACGTTGAATACCCAATTCCACGTTGATACCCAATTCAGCACCGCTGACTTGGCTCTGTCGATGGATATGTTCAGCGACCGTTTGATCAAACCGGCTGTTGCAACGATTGCCAACAAGATCGACCGTGACGGTCTGGTGCTTGCCAAGAACAACGTGGCAAACATCGTCGGCACCGCTGGCGTGCCACCGACCTCGCTGCTTACCTACCTGACCGGCCAGGCTTATCTCGATTCAGAAGGCGCGCCACGCGATGGACGCCGTGCTTGTATCGTCGAGCCATTCACGTCTGCAACCATCGTTGACTCGCTGAAAGGGCTGTTTATGCCTAATCAGAAGATCTCCGAGCAGTACGAAAAGGGCATGATGGGTACGGACAGCGCTGGTATGCGCTGGAAGATGGATCAGAACGTGGTCTCGCAGACGTTTGGTTCCTACGCTTCTGCAACGCTGGCAACCAACACGGCTACCTTTACCGGCTCGCTGACGTCTGGTTGGGCATCGTCATCGACGATCACCATTTCGGCGACGTCGGCAGCAGCTCCGATCCAGCAGGGCGACGTGATCACTATCGCTAACGTTTATGCGGTCAACCCGCAGAACCGTCAGCCATACGGCACAAACCGTCTGCGTAATTTCGTTGTTACCAGCGCTGTGACCATCAGCTCGGGTGGCTCGGCATCGGTCACGGTTAGCCCCGCGATCATCACCGCTGGCCAATTCCAGAACGTCTACGTTTCGGCTACCAGCTCAAGTGCTGTTGTGACTCCGTTCAACAACACCGGCACCGTCAGCCCACAAAACATCATTCTTCATCGCAATGCGGAAACATTGGCTTGCGCCGATCTTGAGCTGCCGATGGGGGTTGTGTTTGCTGGTCGTGCATCTGACAAAGATCTGGGTCTTTCGATCCGCGTCGTTCGTCAGTACACAATCAACAATGACTCAATCCCGTGCCGTCTTGACGTGCTCTACGGTTGGGCAATGCTCTACCCAGAGCTGGCTTGCCGCGTCGCAGCTTAATTAACAAAGATTTAAGGAAATAAATCATGGCGAATCCGGGACCCGCAACCACCGTTGCCAATCATCCGCAGGTTCTTGGCTCAAACCAAGCTCTGCGTTTGTTGGCATCGGCTCAGTCAGTCAGCTTGGCAGTAACGGGTGACACCGTTCTGCCGATCCTTAACACGGGGCGTTACAGCGTCTCCAACGTGGTCGTGACGAATGCCTCGACCGATCTATCGGCGTCAACCGTCCCTTTTGCTGGCGTGTTTCCCGCGCCTGGCGCAAGCGGCACCGCAATCGTTTCGAATGCGACGTTGAATGCTTTGACCAGCTCCTCGGTCGTGTCGCAGCGAACGATCAATAGCACCGCAGCTCAGACAGGTCAGAACGTATACTTTAACGTCGGCACGGCAGCGTCTTATCCTGCCACCGTTGACGTTTTTGTCTACGGTTACGATCTCACGTTCCTGCCTTAAGTTGGGCAAATAAGGGGAAAGCCGATCTCACAAGGGTCGGCTTTTTCTCTTTAATTTTGGAATAGCAAATGTCGCAGACCAATCAGGTAAACACGGTCACGTCGCAGAACGTGGTCCCAGTTGGCGCTACTTACGACGCTGACGGCAATTTCATTACTTTGGTTGGCGCTGGTGGCCAGCCAATTAGCTCGGGCGCAGGGTCGACCGATAGCTATGTCTTAATGTCCGCATCGTCAACGCTGCCAAATGAGCGCGTTTTGACAGCCGGCACAAATATCACGATTACAGACGGTGGCGCGGGTGGCACGGTCACCATTGCGTCAACCGCTGGTGGCGTTTCAAACGTCGCAACCGGGACGGGTCTGACGGGTGGTCCAATCACCACAACCGGCACGATCTCGCTGGCCAATACAGCGGTCACCGCTGGAACCTATGGCACGTCAATTGGCATTCCTCAGATCACCGTCGACGCTCAAGGCCGGATTACTGCTGCCACCGTCATTGCAACGACCAGCAACAGCTACCAGGGGACATGGAATGCTTCGACTAATAGTCCGACGCTTACATCGAGCGTTGGAACGCTCGGGTATTACTACGTTGTCTCGACTGCTGGCTCGACTAACCTAAACGGCATCAGCACGTGGGCAGTCGGCGATTGGGCGGTTTATAACGGCTCTGCCTGGCAGAAGGTCGCTGCGTCGGGTTCTAGCGCGTTCAGCACGCTTACCGTGACTGGTTTGACAGGTTATATGTATGCCAACGGCGCAAGCGCTGTAACGGCTTCTACGACCATTCCTAATGCTGGACTAACGAATTCATCGGTCACGATTGGATCGACCAGCGTGGCGCTTGGCGCTACGGCAGCAACCGTTGCCGGTCTGACGCTGACCAGCCCGACGCTTACAACGCCGGCTCTTGGCACTCCGGCCAGCGCCAATCTATCTAATGCAACAAATCTGCCCTTAACAAGTGGTGTCTCGGGTCAATTGCCAATTGCGAATGGCGGGACGGGGGCAACGTCAGCCATTTCAGCGTTCAACGCTTTGGCTCCATCGCAGACCGGCAATAGCGGGTATTACCTGACAACCAACGGCACCAACGCTTCTTGGGCGGCGGTCTCTGGTGGTGGTGGCGGCACGGTTACATCGGTTGGATTGTCTGCGCCAGGCTTCTTATCGGTTAGCGGCACTCCTGTCACGTCATCTGGCACGTTGACGCTTGGATACTCCGGCACGGCGCTCCCGGTGGCCAATGGTGGAACAGGCCAGATTACGTACACCGATGGTCAATTGTTGATTGGCAATAGTTCAGGCAACACTTTAACCAAGTCAACGCTGACTGCTGGTTCAAACATCACCATTACGAATGGCAACGGCTCAATTACAATTGCATCGACGGGTGGTGGATCTTCGGGTCCGGTTGCCGAGTCTTATCAAACCATCAGTTCAAGTTACTCTATAACGGCAGGTTCTAATGCTTTTAGCGTTGGTCCTGTCACCGTCGCGGCTGGCGCAACGGTAACCGTACCAACAAGCCAGATTTGGCTAATCGCTGCTTAAAGGATCAATCATGAGTTCACTTAAACTTCAGGGCAATGCCAGCGGTGCTGGATCTGTAACACTGCAATCGGCTAATACCGCAAGCACGCTTACCCAAACGCTTCCAGGCACCGACGCTATAACGCTTGGATATTTGAACATTCCGTCCAGCTCAACGACTGGTACGCTTGTAGCGGCAGACGTTGGTAAGTTTCTGCCACTTGCTGCGGGTGTAACTATCCCCGCATCTATTTTTGTGGCTGGCGACGTTGTTTCTTTGTTTAACAACACCTCCGGTACGCTGACAATTACTTGTTCTGCGGTGACCACAAAGATTGCCGGAAGTGACACCACGGTAACGTCAGCAACCCTTGCGGCTCGCGGTGTTTGCACCGTTCTTTTCTACGCTACTGGCTCTTGCGTTTTGACAGGCAACGTGTCATGAGTGGGATTATGCTGGCCGTGTTGGGCGGCAAACCTCCTGTTGCAGTATTGTCTGCTGTTGATTATCTCGTTGTCGCTGGCGGCGGCGGCGGTGCAGGGGATCGAGGCGGCGGTGCTGGTGCGGGTGGATACAGGACGGCAACAGGATTTGCAATCGCTACAGGCGTTGGCATTACGGTAACTGTTGGTGCTGGTGGTGCTGGTGGAATTCCTGATAGCACAAGCGGAAGCAACTCTGTTTTCAGCACCATAACGTCTACAGGTGGCGGTGGTGGCGGTGGTGGTCATTCATCAAGCAATAAAACCGGCAAAAACGGCGGCTCTGGTGGCGGCGGTGGAACCCAAAACTCAGGGGCTTCAACATTTGCTGGAGGTACGGGGACTTCAGGTCAAGGAAGCAACGGCGGGAACGGGTATTCCGGAGCGGCTGGAAGCAATGACGAGGCTGGTGGCGGCGGCGGCGGTGCTGGCGCAGTAGGGAGCGCAGGTGCTTCACCTAACGCGGGCGGTAACGGCGGCAACGGTACAGCATCATCAATTACCGGATCGTCTGTTACCTATGGTGGCGGCGGCGGTGGCGGTGTGCGTGATACAGGAAACGGTGGCACGGGCGGCACAGGTGGCGGTGGCAACGGCGGTAGCGTTGGCGTTCCGGGTTCGGATGCAACCGCCGGTACAAACGGGCTTGGCGGCGGTGGCGGCGGTGGCAGGTGGAATAACGTACCTTTCACCGGAATCGGTGGAAACGGAGGCTCTGGCGTTGTAATTATTGCCTATCCAAACACATATCCCGCGCCAACAGCCATTAGTGGTGGTTTGACATACGATCAACCAACTCGCTCTGGTTACCGTGTATATCGTTTTACCGCCGGAACCGGCACAATTACTTTCTAAAGATTATGGACTACTACGCATTTCTTGATGAAAATAATGTTGTGACGGAAGTCATTTCGGGTAAAGACCAAGGCTCAGAAAACACCGACTGGGAACAATGGTATGGTGATTTTCGCGGTCAAGTCTGCAAACGGTGTAGGACAGACGGATTCCGTAAGAATTACGCTGGCATTGGTTATACCTACGACGCAACCCGAGACGCATTTATCCCGCCGAAACGGTATGCTTCTTGGATTTTGAATCAAGACACTTGCCGTTGGGAACCTCCGGTCGCTTATCCAACTGACAGCAAACGTTACGATTGGGACGAAGAAACAATTTCTTGGGTTGTGAACAATGTATAACTCACCATTCACGCCGTTTGGCCCGACCTACCTTGTTGGCACGTCTCCGGTGCAGGTTTCGACCAACAACAACGACAACCCGACGAGCTATCGGGTTCGCAATACCAGCGCATCGGCGCAGTATCTTGCATGGGTAGCGCCGGCTCCTGGCAATGCAACGCCAACGATCACGGTAGCAGCTCCGACAGCCGGAAGCCCCAAACGGCAAACGCTTGGATTCTTGCCTAGCTCGGTCGAGGTCTTTGGCGGCATTCCTGCAAACGCTTGGTTTCAAGCTGACGCTGCTGGAGCTTTTGAAATTACCCCAGGCGAAGGTCTTTAATGACACTTAGAGCAACATCTGGAGCGGGTGGCGGCGGCGGTAGCGGCACGGTCACGACCGTCAGCGTTGCTTCTGCCAATGGTCTTGCGGGAACAGTATCAAATCCAACGACGTCACCGGCTATCACGCTCAGCACGACCGTCACAGGCGTCCTAAAAGGCAATGGCACGACCGTCAGCGCGGCAACGGCTAACACCGATTACTTGACTCCTCCAAGTGGCACAGCGCTGCTTAAGGCGGGTTCTGGTGGCGCTCTGGCTAATGCGGCAGCAGGTACGGATTTCCAAGCTCCAATCAGCCTGACAACAACTGGTACAAGTGGAGCAGCGACTTTTGCCGCTAACGTGCTTAACATTCCAAACTACGCTGCCGGCGCCGGTACTGGCACGGTCACCAGCGCATCGGTTGTAAGCGCAAATGGCTTTGGCGGCACGGTCGCAACGGCCACTACAACGCCGGCAATTACGCTTACCACCAGCATCAGCGGAATGCTCAAAGGCAGCGGTGGAGCGCTTGCGGCGGCAACTGCCAATACAGACTTTCAATCGCCAATCTCGCTGACTACGGTTGGGTCAACTGGCGCAGCGACATTTGCATCAAATGTGCTCAACATTCCCAACTACAGCGTGGCTGGAACGGTCACCAACGTAGCGACGGGAACAGGGCTGACTGGTGGACCGATCACCGGCAGCGGCACGATTGCGATTGATTCGACGGTTGTTACGTTGACCGGCACTCAGACGCTAACTAACAAGACCGTCACGGCTTTAGCCAGCGCGTCAACGGTTCAAGACAGCGATGGCAATAGCTACGCATTTGGCTACCGGACGATGCCTCAGTCGGCCAATACAAGCGGCACGCTGATTCTGTCTGATAACGCGAAGCATTACTACGTCACCGGCAGCGTTACGGTTCCGCTCAATGCAACGGTTGGGTTTGACATTGGCACAGTGATCACGATTGTCAGCAACAATACGGCGTTGAGCATTATTCCGGCGTCTGGCGTAACGCTTCAGCTCGCCAACTCCAGCTCTGCCGGCACTCGATCATTGGCCAGCAACGGTATTGCCACGATGCTTAAGGTCGCTGTCAATACGTGGTATGTCAGCGGGACCGGCGTGACATGAGCGGTTTCCTGGGGATGATGTTCCCCGGTGGTGGATCTGGTGGTCTGCCACCGATAACGCCGTCAACCTACATCGCGTTTGGTGGAACGACAGCAGCAAAACGCATTTCTGTCTATGGTTGGGATTCAACAGCGGGATTTGGATCTGCGTTTACCACGCCGACCATTCCAAACAACATCAACCAGGTCTCATTTGTCCGTGACAACTCTGTTTTTTCAGCGTCATTTGTTGCCGCTCCTTATTTCAGCGTCTGGCAATGGTCTGGTCTTGGTTTTGGGACGCAATATTCCAATCCTGGCAGTTCTCTAAGCCCATCAACCGGAGGTCCGGCAGGGTTTACTTGGACGAAGACAGTTGACGCGATTCTGACGTCAAACGCAACGGCAGTATCGTATCCGCAAGCATGGGCTTGGAGCCAATCCAGCGGATTTGGGTCTAAGTATTCAAACGGATCAGCAATTAATTCAATTGGCGCAACAACTGGCATCACGCTAAACGGTGACAATACTCAGGTTGCATTCAGTCAAAACGCAGGAACGGCAATTTCTCTTTATCCGTGGTCATCGTCGACTGGATTTGGCACCAGATACTCAAATCCCGTTACGATTCCTCCGTTTGGCAACAATCCTGGCAGCGTATCGTTCAACCAAACGACCAATGATGTTGCGATTGGCAGCACCGCATCACCATTTATTGCTGCTTATCCGGTGACGTCGGCAGGGTTTGGTGCAAAATATTCCAACCCATCGTCGGCTGTTGGCGGCACGGTTTATTCGGTTAGATTCTCTCCTATTGGTGGTCAGCTTGCTATTGGCAACAACTCAACGCCGGCAGCGCTGAAGATCTATCAATGGGGCGCTGGTTTTGGTTCTTTGTATTCGGGTCCGTCAATAAACACGACAGTCAATTCTGCTGATTGGTCTAGCACCGGATCAGAGATTGCCGGCGCAACATCGGCAGTTATTCCATATGTCAAAGCATATCCTTGGACGTCTGGTGGCGTTGGATCGCAATATACAAACCCATCGACAACGCCAGGCATTCCCAATTGTGTATCATTTAGTAATCAGACAAGGTAAATCATGATCACCGATCAAGAAAAGCAAGCTGGTTTAGTTATGAATGCGTTCCATCGTGAAATGGAAATCTACGGCTACCAGCTCAACATCGACAATTACTCAGCAATGCTGGACGCGCTTCCGGCTGGCGAATGGCCAGCAGACTTGGAAGCATTCCGCACGATTAAGACCGAAGATTTGCCGCACGATCTAAGCGATGGTCAAGTGGCTCAGATCAACGATTATCAATATCGTGATCGTCTGCGCGTTCTGGTTCGCACCGAGAAAGCTGAGCAGAACAAGTCGATTCGGGTGCGTGACGTGCTGAAAGCGCAGATTGGATCTAACTATGACGCGCTGGTCGCAGCTTATAAGATCAGCCAGGGTTAATCATGGCCGTTAAACTTTCCCCGTTAGCTGGCGCCGGTTGGCAGTTTTTCGATAACCTCGGAATTCCGCTCAATGGTGGTCTGTTGTATGCGTATACAGCAGGAACAACGACGCCACAAGCGACGTATACCAGCAACACGGGAACCATTGCCAATGCCAATCCGATTGTGCTGGATGCCGCAGGGCGCACCGCTAACGAGGTTTGGCTGACGGTTGGAGTGTCTTATAAGTTTGTGTTGCAGACTGCTGCTGCGGTCACGATTGGCACTTACGATAACGTCTCTGGCATCAATGATCTGACGGGCATTACAAGCGGCACGTCAATTCTGCGTGGCGATGGATCGGGTGGCATTGGCAACGTAACGATTGGCTCAGGATTGAGCTATGTTGGCAGCACATTGTCGACCACGGGGCAATCGCTGCCGGTAAGCGGTGGTGGTTATCTATACCGCGATTCAATCTCGTCGGTTCTGAACTACGATGCAATCATCAAGCGTGCAGCGCTTCCGGTTGCTACAACGGCTCAGATTGGTGCGTTGCGTCCTGATGGAACGACGATCACGATTGGCGGCACCAACAACGAGATTATCAGCGCTGTTGCCACAACCCCAACGATCAGCACCGGCGTTCTGCAATTCAGCTTGTATTACAAGGTCACCAGCGGATCAGACACGTTTACGGTCCCGTCTGGCGTCACTCGATTGAGAGCCACAATCGGCAGCGGCGTTTACTCAAACGGCACAACCGTCATCTATACGGTTGCTGCTGGATTCATTACCGTTACTCCTGGCGCATCGATTGCGATCACCAATGGTGGTGCTGCCGGCAACACAAGCATTGGCTCATATCTGACGGCACAAGGTCCGACCGGATCAACGCCAGGGCCGGCGGGTGGTTCTGCGTTGAATTCAACATTTTCAATTGGCTCAGCAAACTACATCACCAAGACATTTGACGGGGCACTGGCAAACCAATG